TTCTTTATCTGTGGTTGGATCTCTGCTGGAACATCTTATCTAATTTCTATGTTGGTCGATGACTTCGGATTGAGAATACCGAGAAAAGAAGCAAACTGCAATTGCAACAAAAGGAAGATATTATGAAAATAACAAATGAACAATTAAAACAAATAATAAAAGAAGAACTTAATCAAGTTTTAAAAGAAGCTAATTTAATGCCCATTTTTTCACCAGCAGATGGCTCTATTGATGAAGAATTAATAGCACAGTATTTTATCACAGCAGAACAAGGCGATAAAGAATCAGCTGAGGCGTTATGGCATGCTGCTCCAATGCTTGTTAAAAAAGGACACAAGTTTAGTCCCGCAGACGGAACTCCTATGGAACGAGACGCTATAGCTAAAGCTTATGGGTTAGATATGCCTAGTTCATCTAGTGATTCTAGTGACAACAAGAAAGCTCCTATTGGAGATAAAAAAGCTGCAAAAAATGCTCAAATGGCACAACTGATTCAGCAAAAAATAGATACACTTGATCCTAACACTGATGCTGAAAAAATAAATAAACTTAAGAATAAAATGAAATTTTTTAAATAATGGAGATAAAGATGAATAAAAAATGGATGCTACAACCAGTTCGTCGTTGCTGTTCAGGCAGCTGACTCAAGCGGGTTGCGCCCGCATTTAATGGAGAAAGAAATGAGTAAACAATTATTAACAGAATTTTTTGAACTATGTCCTGATGGAACGTGTATTGATCGCCTTAGCGAATCACAAAAGCGCGAAGTAATCAAGGAAGGAGCCGTCTATCTTGTTGGTCGTATTCAGACCGCAGACAAGAAGAATGGTAACGGACGTGTCTATCCAGAGAAAGTTCTAAAGAAAGAAATTGAAAACTATCAACAAATCGTAAGAGATAATAGAGCAACAGGTGAGTTAGATCATCCTGATGATTCTGTTATAAATCTAAAGAATGTCTCGCACATGATCACCGAGTGCTGGTGGGAAGGCAAAGACGTTATGGGAAAAATAAAAGTACTTGACACACCGTCTGGTCGAATCCTCAAGGATCTTATCAACGCTGGTGTAAAGCTCGGCATCTCTTCACGAGGTCTTGGTTCTGTGAGAGAATCAATGGGCGATACTGTTGTTGAAGAAGATTTTCAATTAATATGTTTTGATATCGTTGCAGAACCTTCAACGCCTAATGCTTATGTTGCTCCGAAGAATACAAACTCTAGAATGAACAGAGGAGCGATGAAATTTAAGATTGCTGAGGGTAAAGAAAATCAAATCGACAACCTATTTAATAAGATTTTGAGGGACTAATGAATAAGAAAGAATTAAAACAAATGCTAAAGCCATTAATAAAAGAGTGCATTAAAGAAGTTATCTTCGAAGATGGAACTCTTTCAACAATTATAAGCGAAGTGGTTCAAGGTGTTGGGCAACCTATTGTTGAAACCAAACAAAGGTTTCCAAAAAAACAACAACCTCAATACGAAACAGACGAACAAGCAAAAGCAAGGTTGAAAAACAAACAACAAAAAATGATGGAATCAATCGGAGCTGATGCATACAACGGAGTAAACCTTTTTGAAGGAACCACCCCGACTACTTCCGCTAAAGAATCAGGAAGAGGTGCTTTGTCTGATGTTGACCCAAAAGACCCGGGCGTTGATATCTCATCTTTTGTGGGCAAATCCTCAATGATATGGCAAAAAATGGCAGGTAAAGATGGCAAATAATTATACTTATCGTGTTAAAAAGAAAGACAACCTAGAAAGAGTTGTCAAGCGTTTTATAAAAAAATGCAAGAAACTTGGTATAATTGATGAAATCAAAGACCGGAGACATTTTGTAAAACCTTCAGAGAAAAAACGCATGGCAAAAAAACGAGCTATTCGAAGAAGAATAAAAGAAGAGAAAAAACGAAGAAAATAGACTATTTACAGTAGTTTTTAAGGAGTTAACAATGTCAATACATAGATATAACAGTTGGGGTCGTACAAGACGACCAAAAAATATAGCAGGCAAGGATGCAGTGGCTATTGCTGTAATAGCCCACGATGCTGTACCGTCAGGAATTACAGCCACAGATGGAAGCGGAGGTTATGTTACAGAAAATCAACGATATCTTCACATAACAGTGGATCCTGCTGCTGGTGGAGCACCGGATCAAGATATAGAGATTTGGGCTTATCATCATGCAACAGGAATCTGGTCATATTTTACAATAATAAACTGTGATGCAGTGACCGTTCCCACGACCTATGTAATAGAAATTTACGGAATAGATCGAGTAGCTTTTGTTAGAGATACTGGTGCCTGGGGTGATGCTCCGGATGCAGTTTATGCTTCATGTAGCACATTTTAGAGAGGTTTAAATGGGTGAATTCGGTTGGGCATACATAAGTGGCAGCAATCAAAGTATCGGTGGATCAGTAAATTCAATACAGGTAAGAAAAAATGCCACAGAGTTAACTGGATCGCCAAAATTAACATTTGATCCTGCTACAAGCATAGTAGCGTTAACTGGGGCGTTGTATATCTCTGGGCCGATCTATGCTAATGAATACAATATTGATACAACAACAAAAAACATTATTAAACTATCAGTTACTGGGTCTTCTAAGTTTGGAGATAGTAATGATGATGTTCATTCTTTTACTGGTTCAGTTCGAGTAAACCAAAATATAACTGCTTCTTCATTTATTGGAGATGGTTCAAACTTAACAGGTGTTACTGCTGCAACTGTTGCGTCCCCACTTACAGTCACTTTTATCACTGGTTCAACAGCAGTATCAGGTGGTATTGGAGTTTTCGGGACAGTAACAGCTGGGAGTATAATTGGAGACGTCACAGGAGTCTCATCAAAAGTAACAGTTACAGACAGCTCGGCTAATACTAATTTCCCCGTAGTCTTTAATGATGAATCAAATGCCTTATTGGACGACACAGGAACATTTACTTACAACCCCTCTAGTGCAACACTTTCTGCTACCAACATTGCAGGAGCAATAACAACAGCTGCTCAAACTAACATAACCTCAGTTGGTACCTTATCAACACTAACAGTGGCTGGTGACGTCACAGTTGATACTAATTCTCTAAAAGTCGATTCGTCGAATAACAGAGTTGGAATAGGTAGAGCAGATCCACAAAAAACACTTGAAGTTCTAAAAACAGATGATGTTCAAATGAGATTATCATATTCCAAGTATCAACTTGGAGTTTCTTCAAACATATACACAGATTTTAAAACATTGGCCAATGGTGTTATGGTTATTTCGCCAACTGGTAATAAAACATTCCTCTCGGGTTCAATTGAAACTAGTGGCTCTATAACAGGCTCTACTATGAAACTAACAGGTCTCGTAGCAGGAACCGCAACAACTAGCAGTTACCTCGCATTAGATTCCAATAATAACATAGTACTAACATCTTCTTCTGGTCCTGGTGGCGCAGGTGGTAGCTCAACAATAGGCAATGCAGAAGATGGTTCTTACACTGATGGCTTGTTTGCAGATTTTGTATCATCAACGCCGATTGGAACCGCTGTTGATAAGTTTAATGAAGTTTTGAAAATACTAGCCCCATCTCCTGCACCTAATTTAAGTCTTATAAATGCTGATTCTAAAACAGGAGTATCAGCCAAATTATCTTTTGATGGATCTAATGCAATTTCAGGATATTCTTCTTCTGCAACTTCTGCGGGTTTTTCAGCTGTTGCTAGAAATGCAACTTATCAATATAGTTCGAGTGCCAACAATTTAAGATTAGGGGTTTATGATTCTCATGACATTACAGGGTCACTGAACTTTAACACAGCACCAAGTGTTACAAACAATTACATGGCCTACTCTTCTGGTGCATTTGGGAATGCTGAGACAGGAACTTTAAAGTTAGAATTAAACGGGGCCACTGTTCATACAATTAACCTTGCTGCTTTTGCAGGAGCAGGCAACCCAGCAACAGGATCTGCTTCATCTTTAACTAGTAACTCTGGGTTTGTCAATGTATCTGTTTCTGCTTCTTCGTATGATGGAAATAACTCTGAATGGTATATATTTAAACACAGAACAGCTAAATATAAAATTTCCTCAACAGGGCACAGAAAAGGGTGGAACTATGCAAGAGTCATACACACAGTTGGATCAACTGACTATACTACCAATTATATAGAATGGATATCAGACCCTGAAGGAGCGGCTGCGGCTTTAACAGCCACTAATCCTAGAATTGAAAACATAGTTTTAAGAGGTTCAAAGTATCTTTCCGGTATACAATACAATACAGGCTCAAACGCTAATTACAAAGTAGCTTTAAATAATATGTATAAGAATGTTTACCCTTCTACTACCAACACCATAACATTCACAGTAACAAACAGTTCAACACCAACAGCACAATCTGTACCTGCTTTAGGTGGAGGAGACAACAACACAAAAGTTATAAGCACCACAGGAAGTCTAGCAGTTAACGTTACTAGCCTTTTAAGTGGGTCTTTAACAGCAAATATCAGCGCAACTCACCCACTTAAAGCCAATCTTTCTAATGCTGGTTCTGCTACCACGACTAATGGGTTCTTAATTGATAACAGAATTTTAGCTAGTTCCAACTTGGTTGAAAGCTTTCATGACGAAAGCTACAGAATAACATCAGCCTCTTATGATACGCAGAACTCTGTAACTGTTGATGCTGCTGCTTGGAATTCCCAAACACATATGACTGGTTCAAATGTTGATGGACACCAAGATGGACTTTTGTTCTACAATCAAAGATTATATAGTCCTGTTGATGATGATGTACCGAATAGTGGTAACTTTAGCACCTTATTAAATGTCGAATCAGGACAACCCAATTATAATACTTTAACAGGAACTAGAACTTTTTATAGAGTATTGACAAATTCTAGTGGTGTTAATACTAGTAACTTTAAAATAGTAACAACCAAGAATTCAACTACTTTTAACAACTCTACTTTGGCTGCCTCGAATGCACACTTCTTTATAAAAGTGCCCGGAACAACCGGTTGGATGGATATTTCTCAAAATTTTGTTTACGGCCAAACACAAAATGGAAATGGAGCATTAGTACAAGGAGCCTCAAATGACGTTGACAATGGAAATAACATCCATTTTCTTACCATAGGGACTGCTTCATTAAATAATGGAAACAAAGCAGTTATCAAGATTCTAGCTGATGAATCATGGGCTGGGTATATATCAAAATTAGAATTTTTCTTAAGTGCCTCTACAAACACACCAGTCGCTTCTCACGCGCTAGACAATATTGATTGCAACAATTCAAACAAAACAGCAAAACTATCCTTTGGTTCTTCTAATGTTGTAAATTTTTATAGCTCTGTTACTGGATCTGGAAAAGGATCTATGATTAACTTGAATAGTAATGACATCTACGGAGTTTCAGGAAATCGTAGAGGAATCTTTTCTTCTTTTCCCACAATAGTTGGTACCTTAAATGAAGATGTTAGTGCAAGTGGGTCCAACTACACAGCCAACTCTTTTAAAAACGGACTCACTGGTTCTTTAGTACTGGAGGTAAATGGAGCGGAAGTTCATACAACTTCCTTAGTAACTTTATCGGGCATAACTAATAGTTTGAATGGAAACTCATCAGGGTTTACAGTATCGCCTGTATTTTTTGGAACAGCCGGCAGTATTCCGGATTATACTAAAACTTACAGAACCGGTTCTTATCAAGTAGGAACAGCTGATCAAAACAAGGGATGGAACTATGCCAGAGTTATACATAGAATAGCTGATTCGAATACTACAACAAATTATGTAGAATGGCTTGTTGATCCATCTGGATCAGTTAATGATACTGCTATATCATCTGCGGCATTGAGCAACTTTGGACACACAACAAAGTATTATCAATCAGGAATTGGATATTTTGCATCAAGACCAACAGGGAGTTATACCTATATAGCGTCTAATTTTTACAGAAATGTTTACCCAACAGGGAGTGCAATTAGTTTTCCAACTACCACAAGATGTTCGATATCGAATATTAGAATTTCTGGTTCTGGTATAAACACAACTTCTTCTGCTGCTAGCACACTTGCTTTTGGTACTTTAAATAACTCAACTAATTGTCATTTAACTAATTTTCAAGTTACTGGTACTGTTCTTTTCGATGCATCCCCTAGTGTTTCAATCAGTGGTGGTTTGAGCCAGTTTACATCTTATGGTGTAACAGTTAATTCAAAAGTAATACACCCATTTAAAACAGACAGAACATCAACATCTCTTAGTAAAAATTATTTCATGATATACTCAGGATCTGTTGGTAGTACAAACGAAAACACACTAGAATATTTTGGAATGGAGTCTTATAGAATAGTATCGGGTAATTATGGAACTCAAGCCTTAGCAACAGGTTCGGTTAGTAAGTGGAATTCTTTAACCACTATGAATGCAGGTGGAACTCATGATGATGGAATGGTTACATCAAACGGTCATTTGATATCACCGTTCCAAATAGGCAACAAGGGAGATACACGAAATGTTAAAGATGGAGGATCACTACAAGCACCAGATAGTAATCCAAATTATTCAACACTAACAAATTCTACAAGAACTTACTATAGATACTTTAGAAACAATACTTCTGATGACAGATCAAGTGTAACAGTAACTTTGCATGGATCAGGATCTATGGTTGAAAAATCTACTGCTCTTGGTAATAATGGAAACTTTCATCTAGAAGTTAAGATACCAGAATCAACTGCTTGGCTTGATGCTGGAAAATCTTACATCAGTAACAACAAAGACTCTGATGGTGCTGGTGCATTAGTTGGGGGGTCGTCTCCAACACCTATATCTACTGGTGGCACCTCTTTTAGTGTCACGTTTAATGGAGGCAGTCAATTAGGAACTGGTGGAGGTTCTAAAGCAGTAGTTTTAAGACTATCAGCTCATAAAGACTGGATAGGGTATATGGAAAGAATAACAGTAGCATATAGTTAGGAGTAAAAATGGCAGTACCAGGAACAGGATCAACAAACCAATCTTTAACCATATCAGCTTTCAAAAAGTTAGCTGGTAAGGCACATACTTCTAATTTAAAAGAATTTTATGAAGAGACAATACCTTCTAATGTACAAATAAAAACTGATATAATATTTGGCGAAGCAATACCTCAAACGGTTACAAATTCAACTCTTTATACCAAGTTCAGTGCATCCGCTTCAGACCCTGTGACTGTAGAATATGTAGAATTTGTCGTTGACTCTATCAGTGGCACTACATACGATGCAAATACTGGTACGTTTGGCGATGTAGGTTTTGGTGGTGGAGACGAAGCACAAGCTTCTGGTCCGCATGGGTACAAACTTTCCCTACCTTCTTTCTACCAAGCTTCTTCAAGCTATTCAGGGAAAGGTAGCGGCCCATATGTCAATAATCAAACAGTAAATGAAACAAATGGTGCTTTACAGTTGGTTAACCCTTCTTTCGGCCCTCAAACTGGTAATAACTATGGGCTATCTTTGTACACAGCCCACCCAGACAATGGCGGTGCTTTAATAGTTCCAACAAACGCAATTGATTGGTACATTGATTATTTTAATGGAATAGTTTTCATACAGGATTATAGATCAGATTTTGTCCCAACCTATGCTCGAGGTTTTATTTACATTGGAAAATTTGCCCATACATTGATCACAGAAGCTTCCTCATCCGGAGGAGGAGGAGGGGGAGATGTATCCTATGGAAGAACCAATGTTACAACTCACACAACCTCTTCAACATCATCTAAGATTTTGGGTGTGAACGCAACAGCTTCACTGGAGATTAGATTACCTGCTGCTTCAGGATACAGCGCAGGGCAATACTTTACTGTTAAAGACGAAGGTGGAAATGCAAGTTCAAACAACATAATTGTCAAAACTACCGGAGCAGATACCATAGATGGAGTATCGTCAATAAGGCTAGAATCTCCTTATGCAGCCGTAAACATATATTCAAATGGTACAAATAAATTCTTCATTTACTAGGTAGATTGAAAAACTAGTTTCTACTTATAAACCGAGACACACAGTGTCTTTGTTATAACATATTGTTTCATGGAGGATTAAAATATGGCTTATAAATTTCAATTGGGGGCCGCTCGTTTAAGTGGATCTCTCGTCCAAGAAGGACAGATCAAAGCAGAAGCTGCTGCTCTTTCTGGTTCTTCTCTATCTATCGGTGGAACAGCTGTTACTGCTACACCTGCCGAACTAAACATTCTTGCTAGTTCTGGACTTGTTGCTGCTGATATGACAACTCTTGCTGGTTTAGCACTTGATGGTGTTGGTGGTTTGGTTCAAGCAGACTTTACTAAATTAGCTGCTGTCACCTCGACTTCTGCTGAGCTAAACATTGTTGACGGAGGCACAACAGTCGGAACTGGTTTGTTACTTGACAGTCACGGATTTGTTCATAACTCTGGTTCTACAATGGTTCAAACACAGATTGTAAAAATTATAGAACACGGTTTTGCTAAAATTTCTGGTGATGCTACTGTTGCTTCTGGTGGTGCTTTAACAATTGGTGCTGGTACAATTGAAGGTTCAATGTTAGATGCTAACGTTGCTGGTGATGGTGTGACTGTTGTTTCTAACGCGATAAAATTAAACCTAAACGCTTCAGGGGGTCTCGATGTAAGTGGTCCTGGTGGACAAGCTGGTATCAAATTAGGTACAAACCCAGGTCTTCAACTAGCTCCTGGTGGCTTAACAGCAAAAGTAAAAACAGACGCTGGTCTTACACTTGATGGTGATGGACTTTCTGTGAATACTTTGGATTTAGCAGGAGATGGACTTGGTGAAAACAGTGGAGTACTCCAAGTGAACGTTCATTCGTCTGGTGGTCTTGACTTAAACGGTCCTGATCGAGCAGTTCAAATCAAATTAGACACAAACCCTGGTCTTGCATTAGGATCTGGTGGTATAAAAGTTGCTGCTGCTCAAGTTGGTATTACTTCTATTATTAATTCAAGTATTGGTAAGATTGGTACTGCTGCTAATCAAGAGTATATTGATTTTGGATCAGCAAATGAAATTAAAATGTCGGTTAACGACACTGCTCAATTAACAGTTGGTAACGGAAACGTTGTTATCTCTGGTGATTTAATAGTTCAAGGCTCTTCTGTAGAAATCCAACAAGGGTTTGTTGTAACTTCTTCAGTTGCTTTTGAAGGATCAACCCCAGATGGTAATGAAGTTATTCTTACTGCTGCTGACGCTCAAGGATCAGATAAGACAATCACACTTCCTGACTTAACTGGTCACGTTCCACTTCTTGCTGGTGCTGTTGGTAATGCTAACGTAACTTCGGCGGAATTCCTTCTTCTTGATGGTGGTTCTACTGTAGAAACAGCTACTGTTGTTGATGGTGATGCTGTGCTATTTAACGATGCTGATGACACTATGAAGCAAATTAATGTTACTTCATTAAAGACTTACTTCCAAACTGGTGTAACTGCCGACTCTGCTGCAAAAATCAAAAGAACTGTTAATGTAAGCACTGGTGCTAATATGACTATATCTGATGACAGTATGGTTGACTTGTTCAATATAACTGCTTCTGCTACAGCTCTTATTGCATCTTCTGGTTTTTCTGCTGGTGATGAAATTAACATTAAAGCTGGACCTTTAGTTTCAGAAGCTGTTGTTTTGACAATTTCAGGTGCTGCTCCGTCAGGGTACACTTTTGATGGTTACCCTTCAATCCAACTTGAATCACCAAACGCTTCTATTAAGTTGATCTTAGAAGGTACAAACAACTGGATGATTTTCTAATCATTTTTTAAATTTAAAGATTATTATCTTATGTTCTCAAAAGAAGGTCGGGCGAAAGCTCGACCTTTTTCTATTTATTCTTAAAAGGAGAAAGTTGTGGGATACAAATATTCAAAAGGTTCGCAAGTTATCGGAGACCTCAAAGCAGCCGACGATACACAGAGAGATACATTAATAGATTTCGGAGAAGATCAAATAGATTTTCAAACCAGCGGATCAACAAGACTAAAGATTGAGAACAACATTATAACAACAACCGTCCCACTTCATATTAGTGGCTCAGTCACTGAAGGATTGAGAATAGGAAAAGCAGGAAATCATTATAGAGAAATACAATTTGAGACCGATGGTGTAGATACAGCGTTTATTCAAGTTGACTCTTCAGAGGGGATGATTATAGGTTGTCAGTCTGTTAATGATGAAATAATTTTTATGACGACAGATGGCGATGGTACTGCTGAAAGAATGAGGATAGCAGGAAATGGACGTGTTGGAATCGGCACTACCAATCCAGACACTATACTTCATGTAGAAGGAGATACCATACTTAACGGTAGAACAATCATACAGACAACCGGCTCCGAAACACCTTCTGAGTTCTTAAATAACGAAAGTATTTCTTTCTACCTAGACGAAGGAAACAATCAACTCAAAGTAAGAGTAAAATATTCTGATGGTGCATTAAAAACAGGCACCATATCTCTCTCTTGACAATAGAGTGTTCTTTTCTTATTCACTAAACTATTTATTGTGATAAACGTTTATTTAGAATAGGAGATTATAGATGTCATCTATGTTAGAACAAGCAATTGTGGATGCAAAGGCTTTAAAAGAAGCAGCTCTCAAAAATGCAGAACAGGCTGTAATTGACAAATATTCCACAGAAATTAAAGCTGCTGTTGAAGAGTTGTTAGAAAGTAACGAGTCTCTAGAAACTATTAATGAAGATATGGAAATTCCTTATGCTTCTGATCCTGATCTTACAGAAGACAAACCTGTTGAAATGGAACTAGAGTTTGAATTCAATCCAGAAGATTTTAGGCTTGATTTGGAATCAATTAAAGCACAAGCAGAGGCTGATCCGGAAAGTGCTGGAGAACAGCCGCAGGATACTGAATCATTAGCTCAAGACGTTGGTCTAGGTAGTGATGAGCCTATGGAGGCTGAACCTGCTGGAGGTGGAGATATGGGCGGTTTAGAAGGACTTCTACAAGAAGGAGAAGAAGATGATCTTATAAATGAGCTTCTATCTTTGCTTGAAGAAGACGAAGATATGATTATTGATGAAAGCCTCGTTGTTGATGTAGGTGAAGTCAAGCATGGACACTTTGTAACAGACAACGGAGCAAGAAAATATGATGCTGAAATGGAAATGGCAGCACAACAATCAACAGCTCACAAAGAAGCTGCTGATGAATTAGAAAAACAGGTTGGAGAATTGAAAAACTCTGTCCTCATGTATCAAGACAAGCAAGATCAAATGAGATCTGTTCTTGATGACATGAAAGGTAAGTTAGAAGAAATGGTTTTACAAAATGCTAGACTATTGTATAGCAATAAAGTTTTACGCGATGCCTCCTTGAATGAGCGACAAAAAGATAAAATTGTCGAAGCTATCGCAACGGCGGAGACTTTGAAAGAAGCAAAGACTCTTTACACTACTCTTAAAGAAACTACAGTGGGAACTCGCAAAGAGCGTGGTCCAAAATCACTTAGTGAGTCAGTACAGAGAAAACAGGTTCTTTCTGCACATCTGCCACGACGCAAGCAAGAAAACATTACCGAGACGCATGATTTTGCTTCCAGAATGAAAAAACTTGCTGGCTTAGACTAATATAATAATATAAAGGAGAAATTAAATATGTCTATAATACAAAAATTATCAGAAGGCATTGTTAATCGTGATATGAAAAAAGAAGGTCAAGCTTTACTACGTAAGTGGGAAGCTACTGGTCTTTTGGAAGGTTTAGATACACAAAATTCACGTCAAAACATGGCACGTCTTCTCGAAAACCAAGCCAAAGAACTTTTACGCGAGAGTTCTTCTATGAGTGCTGGTGATGTTGAAGGTTTCGCTTCTGTGGCGTTTCCTATCGTTCGTCGCGTATTTGCAGGTTTGATTGCTAATGAATTGGTTTCGGTTCAACCGATGTCTCTTCCAAGTGGTCTTATCTTCTTCCTTGATTTCGTTTATTCACCAAACGTTGCTGGTCAAGCCGACCAGACTTCTCGCATGGGTAATACACCTGAAAAATCAATTTATGGCACAAATCAAGTTGCATCGCAAATCACAGGTGGTGTTAATCTTGTGGAAGCTACCAATGCTGAAAGCATTGGCGGCCTAAGACAACAAGTTGGTTATGCCTATTCCTCACCTACTGGTTCTGTTGCTACTGAAATTGCTGCTGGAGCGGCTGCTATTGTTGTTAAGAATGTTATCAAATTAGATGGCAACTTAACAGAAGCCCAAGCTAGACTATTGAGATTCGACCCAGATTTAATGAATGTAGAGTCTAATGACCATGTCATCGTTGTTGATATTGCTAAAGATGAATTTGCAGCTCAAGCAAACTTTGATAACTTGTCTGCATTTGAGTTACAATTCTCAGCAGACGGTAATGACCTCAAAACAGCTTTAGACAATGTTACTGATGTATCTATGGCGCTAGCTTCTTGTAGTCAAGTAAGACGTTTAACTCATCACGTTAAAGCTGGAACTTCTGGTGGATCGGCAATCTATTCTGGATTGACATCACAAGCCGCTGCTGTTAGATTCTTTATCATTGATACTGGTGGTACATATGCTGAAGGTGCAACTGGTACAACAGCTGTTGTCATTGATGCAGCTAAAATCTTAGGACCTTTGGAAGATGCTATTACTTCAACAACTAACAAGCTTGGAGCAATTGACGGATTTAACTTCCCATTTGAAGGTGCAGAACAGATGCCAGAAATTGACATCAAGGTAGATTCAATCGCAATCACAACACAGACCAAAAAGCTTAAGGCTAAGTGGACACCTGAGTTGGGTCAAGATTTGAATGCTTATCATAATCTTGATGCTGAGGTTGAATTGACTTCTATTCTTTCTGAGCAAATTGCTTTGGAAATCGACCGTGAGCTTCTTGCTGATCTTGTAAATGGCGCAACTGCTGCTAAGTACTACTGGTCTCGTTCCCCAGGTCTCTTTGTAAACAAAATAACTGGTCAAGAACTTGGTGCTTCTTCTGCTGCTCCTGATTTTACAGGAACTGTTTCAGAATGGTACGAAACTCTTATTGAAACCATTAATGATGTTTCTGCTCAAATACACTTAAAAACACTTCGTGGTGGAGCTAACTATGTCGTTTGTGGTCCTGAAGTTGCTAATATTTTAGAATTTACTTCTGGGTTCCGTGCTAACGTTACAGCTGATGCTGATAGAGGTGAAATCGGAGCTGTTAAGACAGGTTCTCTTTCTCGTAAGTTTGATGTAATCGTTGACCCTTACTTCCCAAGAAACGCTATTCTTGTTGGACGTAAAGGTAATTCTTTCTTAGAATCAGGATACGTTTATGCACCTTACGTTCCACTACAAACAACACCTACAATCTTCGGTGTTGAGGACTTTGTGCCACGTAAAGGCGTAATGACTCGATACGGTAAGAAGATGGTTCGTCCTGATATGTACGGTATTGTACTTGTTCGTGGTCTTTTAGGTGAAGAAGGTTCTTCCTAATCTTTGATTAGTTGAATTTATTCATCATGAGAGCCCCTTGGATTTTCCTTGGGGCTTTTCTTTTTTTGAAAACTATTTACTACGACTTGAATTCTGGTCTCCTTTGAGCGAGGCCCCTGCTCACTGTCTCTACCGGAATGGGGCTGGTAGAAACTGACCAGAAAACAGGTCCATAATTATAAAAAGGAGAAAATATTATGGGAAATAGAAGATTAGGAGCGCAAAGGCTCCAAGCAATGATGAAAAGAGGTGCTGCTGAGCTTGATAGTTCTAAACAAGCAGGTGCTGGTATTAAAGACGCCATTGTGTCACATAAAATGTATAAATTTGGTGGTGTCATTGAGACTCAAATTTTAGTTGATTTGCAAGGAAAGGGAAGTTCTATCATACACAGTGCTGATACTGATCAAGATGTTATTGGTGCAACAACTGATGCTACAGACGAAGCTGCTGCTTTAGCTGCTGCGATTGAAGGTGCACATTTACTCCAATGGAGTAATAGTATTCACGGGAGACTTTTTGAAGCTGAAATTATTTGTACTGAATTACCTGCTGGTGGAACTTTAGACATCGATGTTGTATTTGAAACTTATGCTGCCGGTAACAAATTAGGAACAGCAATCACTTCTCCTGATCTTCTTTTACTAGCAGGTGGTGGAAATATTGTTGAAGGCGACAGACACATTATTCCAATAATGGATGAAGATTTGGATAACGCCAGCCCAGAAGTTACTGCTATTCCTGCACTAACTGATGTTGATACAAAAGGTCTTTACTTGACTGGTGCTGATCTAGCCGATGGTGCACAATACACAGCTGGAAAGCTTTTGATTATTCTTCGTGGTTATGATACTAGTTGGGGATTCTAATAATGTCTGCAATTTTAATTAACAAAAGAAGAGCAGCAAAGAAAAAAGCTGAACGCAAAGCAGAGGCACAAGCCGAAGCAAAACGTAAAGCCGATGAAGCAAAGAAAAAAGCTGCTGCAAAGAAAAAAGCGGAAGCTGCTAAGAAAAAAGCGACTTCTTCCGAGGAATAAACTAATTATATTGTATAGTAACTAATTCATATGTGTTAGTCCTCCGTTTGCCCCTTGCTCTCCAATTGCTTGGGGCTTTTCTTTTGTCTAAAACTATTTAAAAGGAACGGAGGTTCCATGTATGTCTTTACCCACCTTAACACCAACATCAACAACATCGGCAATCATATTGCCAGTAACAGGAAACACAGCTAATGTAGCAGACGCTTGTCCTATGGGCATATACACAGGCTCAGCTGAGTTTGTTACTGGTGCTGTGAAGCAAGTAAAATTCACCTACAAAAGGTTAGGTGGTGATGTTCTTGATATTGAATTAACAGAACAAAACGTTTATGCAAATTACGAAGAAGCAGTTCTTGAATATTCTTATATAGTAAATCAACATCAAGCAAAAAATACACTTGGTGCTGCTCTTGGTTCTCCAACAGCATCTTTTGATCACAAAGGAGATGTGACAGCAGGATCTGAGGGAGCGTCCCTAAAGTATCCTAAATTTACATTTGATTATGCTTTCAAAATGGGAGACAAGTTTGCAACAGAAGCAGGCATTGGCGGAACAGAGCCCATATATAGTGCTTCATTTGATCGCGACTCTGAAAGTCAAGATTATGACCTGCAATCAATTGTAAGCTCATCAGCAGCTGCTGGTGGTGTTCCATATGCTGGTTTAGTTGGAGACAAAAGAATAAAGATTAGAAAAGTTTATTATGTATCCCCTCAACAAATGTGGAGATTCTATGGATACTATGGTGGCTTGAATGTTGTTGGAGATATGAGCAACTATGGACAATATGCTGATGATTCTTCCTTTCAAGTAATTCCTTCTTGGCAAAATAAGCTACAAGCTATTTCTTATGAAGATCATTTATATACCAGAACATCCCATTATTCATACGAGATCATAGACAACAAATTGAGATTATATCCAAAACCATCTCAAGTGTCTCCCGAAAAATTCTGGTTTAGATTCACAATTGAGACCAACTCTCCATTTGACGATAATGTGGACTCAGGCCAAAGAGGCGTAAATAACGTTAACACTCTTCCATTTCAAAACATTCCATATGAAAATATCAATTCAATGGGTAAACAATGGATAAGGCGTTTTTCTTTGGCTCTCTCGAAAGAAACTCTTGGTCAAATCCGAGGAAAGTTCGGAGGAAGTATTCCAATACCCGGAGACAACATTACCTTAAATGCTTCAGATCTTTTAACTCAAGCAAAAGATGAGCAAACAACTCTTAAAGAAGAGTTGAGAAAACTCTTAGAAGAAACAGAGTATGCTAAACTAATTGAAACAGACAAAGGCATGATTGATAACCAAAATGCAATAATTCAAAATGCCCCTCTTGGCATATTTGTAGGATAGATAAATGTCAGACGATAAATGGTCAAAACTTGATGCTCCTCCACCTCCAATGTTTCTTGGAGAGAAGGAAAAGAATCTTGTAAAACAAGTTAACGATGAAATTATAGAAAGAGTTGCAGGACAGCAGATTCTATACTTTCCAATGGATATCGAGCACACAAATTATCATCCTTTATACGGAGAAGCGATAGATAAGACATTTCTTCCGCCCGTTAGGGTGTTTGCAAGAGTTGAATATCAAGGCGTTGAGACCATGGTTGTTGATAACATTGGCTTAGACAAGAAAACAGGCTTAAAAGTCATGTTTCACAAGAGAAGACTAACAGAAGATCAAAACCTTTTTGTTAGAGAAGGAGATTTTGTAAGATATGGATCAATATTTTATGAAATTGTCAAACTAAACGAACCAAAGCATCTTTTTGGTCAAGCAGACACTCAATTTGAGATAGCAGCTGATTGTATAAGAGCAAGAGATGGAGTTTTCAATGCCGAGTGAAACAACAAAATATGAAGCGTCTACTTTAGAGACGATAGATACTGGAATTTTTGAATGGGTTGATGAAAAACTGGACCTACATACAAGAACTAACAAAGGTATGTATAAAGTTCCTATATTGTGGCTAGGAGCAGAAAGAACTTGGCAAGTTAAAAACGATTTTAGATACAGAGACAGCGTTGGAAAGTTAATTTTGCCTCTTATGTCTGTCAATAGAGATTCTGTGGATAAAGATCCATCATTTCGAGGAGCTTTTCAAGCCAATATAAAAGAAGTAAATGATTATCGAGGTGGTGCAACAGAAAGAAGTAAAAAAATCAATCAAGATAAGACTAGAAATTTTCAAAACTCCAGAGCTAGTAAAGCAACTGACTACGAACAGACTACAGGCAAGATAAAAGACAATAACCAGATTGTTTATGACAATTATACAGCACCTATCCCGGTCTATGTGTCTATTATGTATACTGTTACAATAAGAACAGAATATCAACAGCAAATGAATGATCTTATGCAACCGTTTATCACCGAAACAGGTCAGATCAATTCATTTGTATTTGAGAAAGACGGACACCGTTATGAGGCTTTTATTCAAAGCGGATTTGCAATGAACAACAACACCACAAATGTTGGAGAAGAGGAAAGAATGTTTGAAACAAAAATTCAAATTAAAGTCCTTGGATATTTGATGGGAGAAGGCTATTCAAGATCAAAGCCACTCAATGCGAGAAGAGAAAATAGAGCAAAAATAGTTATTACTGGTGAAAGATCTATAGTTGGAGACAAAATACCGTGGAAAACAAAGGATAATGATTATAAACATTAGTGCTTTTAGCTTTTCGTGTTACTATTTATTGTTGAATATTTTTTTTAAGGAGAGTATAAATGCCTAGAAAGTTTAGTTTTTTATCGCCCGGAGTGCAATTGAATGAGATAGATGAATCGTTCATCACACCCGAGGTTGAAGCCGATGGGATTATGATTATTGGAACAGCACCAAAAGGACCAGGTTTAGAGCCTGTTGTTGTCAGAGACAAAGACACAATGACCACACTTTTTGGTAAAGCAAGAAAGCAAGGATCTTCAACAGAAGTTGGATCAGTTGACGCATGGAGAGACGGAACTCAAAGTCTTTCAGACTATGGTCTTATGGCGGCACAAATGCATTTTGAAAGCAATGTTGGAACTCCTGTTAAGTTTGTTAGATTAGTTGGAGAGAAAGACGGAAATGTTAACTCTGATGCTTATTCTGCTGGTTGGAATCTTGGAGAAGCTGGAAATGCTAATGCTGCTGCTAATGATAACATTACAGCTTATGGGCTTTGGGTTATTACCGAACAAACGCTCGTTGATACTGGAAATGCAGATGACAGTAGTGCATCTGGGTCCTTGGCTGCTATTTTTTATGTTAGTGGAGCTGCTTTGCACTTAAGTGGTACAGTATCAGGATTGAGTAATCAGCAAGCTGCAAACCATACTGCCGATAAAGGTGTTGGAGTTGCTAGAAAATGTGGAGCTGGAAATATTTATAATATTAGTGTTTATACCGAAGAAGGTGGGACATCGTCTGTTGTTGAAACCGTTACGACTGATTTTAAAAGTCGTGGCGCTATTGGAGATTTTAATACAAACGCAGAACAATTAAGAGCTGCTGCTAACTTTGGTGGCTCAAGTAAAAAGTATTTTCTTGGAGAGACTTTTGAACTTAAAACAAAAGATTACACCAGCACAAATACAACTCTTGGTTCACAAGCTGCAATTCTCTTTCCTTTGCAAACTGCCGGTGGTCTTAACTGGGCAGATAGAAAGAAAGATGCAAAAGCATCAGAATCTCCTTGGTTTATTGATAGACAACCAACTCAAAGAAAGTTGTTTAAACTAGTTTCTTTGCACAAAGGAGAATCTTTCCATAAAGAATTTTATCCTACAATTGAAAATCTTTACTTAGGTCAAGATGCAATAGATCCATCTAGATTTACTGTTAAGATTAAAAGACTCTCAGATAATGCTGAAATGATGGTTGCTAATTGTTCGTTAGATCCTGCTCGTGAAGACTTTATTGGTAAAGTCATTGGAACACAATATCAAAAGTGGGATGCAACACAGAAAAAGTATAATATAAGAGGCGAATATCCAGTTCTTAACGAATACGTTAGAGTTGTTTTAGCCGATGATGTTAAAAATGGAACTCTCAATGATCCCTTAGCATTACCTGTTGGTTTTTATGGGCCAGCAAAGCCTAAGAAGATTTCAATAACATCAGTCGCAAATGGTACTGGTACTATTTCTTCAAATGCATTTATAATAAATCCAAACTCAGTTCCTGGTGGTCACAATATTGCTGCTTCTGGTGGTATGGTTGGTACATCAAGGTTTACTTTAGAATGGCCAACATTAAGACTTACAACCAACACATCTGCTTATAGTAAAAATGATCTGCAAGGTGTTGATCATTGTGAATCTCCTAAGCAGGCAATATCTCCTTGTTATTATGACATTGTTAGAGCATTACCAGGAAATAATAGCATAAACTTAAATGAACATGCAGACTCTTTACATGCAACCCTAGAACGCAGCTTTATATTCAGTTTAGACGAAATAAAATCTCAACAAAATGATTCTTATTTTCATTTTGAATCAGGATCTTATTCTGTTAGTGCAGATTCTATATCAAAATTAAGTGGCAGTGTTAGTGCTGTTTTAGATCTTGGTGTTAAACAATACAAAGCTTACTTCCATGGTGGATTTGATGGATTAGATATCAAGAATGCAAACCCATTCTCTAACACAATAATGTCAGGAAAATCAGAAGCAACATCTTATGCTTATAATTCAATCAAAAAAGCTATATCAACAATTTCTGATCCTGAAGTAACCCAGTACGATATATTAGCAGTGCCGGGAATCACAAACACAGGATTGACTGATGATATTGTTGAATTAGCAAACAAAAGAAAAGACTTCTTATACATAATGGATATACCTTCGATATATTTACCAACTTGGGAAAATTCTGGTGTTGAATCTTATGGATCTTTATCTTCAATTGTATCAACATTTAAAAGTAGAAAAGTTGATTCTTCATACGCCGCAACGTATTACCCATGGGTAAGATATAATGATCACGGATTGGTTCCACCATCTGTTGCTGCCGTTCAAGCTCTGGGTTTTTCTGAAGCTCAGTCACAACCATGGTTTGCACCAGCTGGGTTTAACCGAGGATCTTTGGCAGGAGCTGCTAATACTAGCGAGCACTTGACAAAGGCAAATAGAGATGACTTATATCAAGCAAGAATCAATCCAATTGCAAAATTTCCAGCAGTAAGTGAAATTGTTGTATTCGGACAAAAAACACTTCAAAGAAAACCTTCTGCTTTAGATCGTATTAACGTTCGTAGATTGCTTATCTACCTTAAGAGAAGAATTGGAGTAATCGCAGATACCATTTTGTTTGATCAGAATGTAAACTCAACTTGGGGAAGATTTAAAACCCAAGCGCAAACAGTTTTAGATAATGTTAAAACAAACTTAGGTATTACAGAATACAAATTGGTTCTTGATGAAACAACAACAACTGCTGACTTGGTTGATAGAAACATTATGTATGCAAAAATTTACATCAAACCAGCAAGAGCAATTGAATTTATCGTTGTTGACTTTGTTATAACAAAATCTGGTGTTGAATTTTAATCAAAAACTAATTATATAAAACAATAGGAGAAAATTAATTATGACTGACTTTTGGACGGATGGCTCTGCTGAACCGAAAAGAAACTTTAGATGGCTGGTAACCTTTAACGGTGCCGGTACTGATAGTGGCAACGGGAACGTCACAGGTGTTCTTTGGTTCGCAAAGAACGTGACATCACCTTCCTTCAATGTTACTTCTGTAACTCATGATTTTTTAGATAATAAATATTATTACCCAGGTCGTGTTGAATGGCAAACAATAACTTTAACTTTGGTTGATCCTGTATCTCCCGATGCTGTTGGGTTTGTTAATCAAATATTAACTGCGACCGGATATAATATTAAAAATTCTTCTGTGGGGATCGGAGATGCCAAAACTATTTCAAAAAAAGGCGCCACTGATGCCGGACTTAAGAATTTACAAATTGACATTTTAAACGCAGACGGAGAATCTTTAGAAAAATGGGAACTACAAAACCCATTTATTGAATCAGCAAAGTTTGGAGATCTTGACTATACTAACGATGATCTAAGAACAGTTGATCTAACAATCAAATATGACTGGGCTACTTGCACTATTGCTGGAGCTGGAGCTGGTACAGAATTCTTCAAAGTAACATAATAGGATAATCATCTAGTGTTTTGGAATGATGTAACATCAATTGAACCATTGCGCCAGCATCGTTGGATATTATCTAACGGCGCTGGTGTTTGGGTTTGGGCTAAATCCGTTAAACTTCCTCAGTTTACAGTTGAGACACAGAAGTATCAAATAGGAAATCACAAGCTCAACTATCCCGGCTTGTTGGAATGGCAAGACGTTACCGTAACAATTGTTGATGTAGTTGGAGATGGCGAACCCATTTCAAATTCTCAACAGCTATTTGAAAGAATAGGGCAAAGTGGTTACAAAATCACAGAAACAAAAGACGGAATATTAAAAAATCAAATGACCAGAGATGCAAAAATGGTGTTTGGAAAAGAGGCAGGTGATTTCAGAATCACTCAAATCAACGCAAACGGCAAGAAGATACAAGAATGGACCCTTTACAATCCTTTAATTAAAGATGTTTCATTCGGACAATTAGATTATTCTAACGACGAACTAATTACATTAGACTTAACAATAGCATACGATTATGCTGAGTTAGAAGATAATTAACAAGAGGTGTAAATGAAGAACGATATTCTTGATCAAAAAGATCAAAAAAAAGCTGATGACGGTTCAGCAACAAATGTCCTTGATTTTATAACACCAACAGAAATAGTAGACCTTCCATCAAAAGGAGTTGGATATCCAAAAAATCACCCTTTGCATGGAAAAGATTCTGTTGAAATAAAATACATGACAGCCAAGGAAGAAGATATATTATCTTCCGCATCATTACTAAAAAAAGGTATTGCTTTGGAAAGATTTTTAAAAGCAATTTTAAAAGATCAATCTATAGACCCAGAAACAATGCTCTCAGGAGATAGAAATGCTGTTATCATTGCTGCTCGTAGCTCTGGTTATGGCTTTGATTATGATACAAAGGTTAATTGCCCATCTTGCGGAGAATCTAATAGAATGAGCTTTGATTTATCAAATCCAAAGATAAAAGAGATGAGCGAAGAGACACCAATAGATGAAACAGGTGTTTTAACTGTTATAACTCCAATGACGAAGATTGAAATTAAGATGAGATTGATGAATGGAAAAGATGAATTATATCTATCCAAGCAAGTGAAAATGAAGAAAGATAAAAACTTGCCTGATAGTCAAATAACAGATCAATTCAGAAGAATAATAACATCAGTTGCTGGACATGAAGAAGGAAATGTCATCAATATGTATATTGATAAAATGCCAACCAAAGATTCACGATACCTTCGAAATATTTATAAAGAAGCATCTCCAAATGTTGAAATAAAGCAAGACTTTACTTGCAGATCCTGTAATTTTACACAGGAACTGGAGGTTCCGTTCGGCGCGGACTTTTTTTGGCCTGACTCCTAAATATATGGAATCTGTTTATGAACAGTTCTTTCTATTAAAATATCACGGCGGTTGGTCTTTGATTGAAATGTATAATCTTCCGATTGGATTGAGAAACTGGTTTATCAAAAGATTAGAAAAACAATTTAAAGATGAAAAAACAGCCATGGACAAAGCTAGAAGAAAGTAACAAGCTTCTAGCTTTTTGTTTTTAAAACTATTTACTTCACGAGGACTACAATATGGTTATTGATTTTACAAAAAAGAAACTGCTTACTGAAAGTTGGCTAAGAATGTTCGGAGAATGGAACAAAGAGTTTCTTCGCTATGTTTACGGAAAAGATGTAAAAATGCATGCTCAGTTAGGTGCTCATCAAGTGATGGGTAACCTTGTCAAAGAGGAAGAAGACGAAAGTCAAAAACTTAAATTTGTTATTCGTGGAGAACAACAAGATATTGAAGCCTATGGAAGAGCAATATTTGCTGAAAAGGAATATTTGGATTGTTACGTTCAATATGGAACAGATCATCCAAAAACTCAAAAAATGAAAGAAGTCCTAGACCAAGCTGTTGATCATTTTGAACAAATAACAAAGATCACTTGGCCTTTTAAAGACGAGGTGTAAATGAATGGCAGACGGAAAAATATCAATTGAAGAATTAGCAAAGCTAATAGACGAAAATAGCGACAATGCTAAATTAAAAGAAGCAATGAAGAAAATGGGGGTCTCCGGAAAGGCCACTGTTGATTTTAAGTTTGATTCTGGTGATGTTGAAGGTATGAGGCAACGAGCTGAATATTTAAGACTTCAAGCTGAATATTTAAATGATATTGGCGACATGGAAGCTACTCGCGAG